AGTTTAACGCGAGCGTTAACTAGGCTCTTGTGATCTTCATGCAATTCGCTTAGTTCACTTGTTAACTTGCGTAAAGCAAATTCTTCAAGTTGAGCAACGGCTGCTTTAGAAGCGGCACGATCACTGCGAAGTTCAGCAACTTCTTTTGCAAGAGTTTCTGTTACTAATTTTTGTAACAAGGCTGCATCTTCTTTGATCTTGGCAGCATACTTTGTACGCTGTGCAACTGCTTCTTCACGCAATGTTTTTAAATCTTGTGCACCGGCATTGATAGTGTCTTGCATTAACTTATCCATTGCTTCAATAAGTTGACCTTTATCATGCTCGTAACGTGAAGCAAATTCTTCACGTAGTTCTGCCGTAACTTCTTCACGGCTTTCGGCTAAGTGTTTTTCCCAAGCGGCGTTGATATTCTCACGCACCTCTTCGGATAAAACTACCGAACCTAACATTTCTGTAAATTGACTCATAGCTTTTTCCTCAGACTTTCTTTAGATTTGTAATAAATCTAGTCACCTCGTTTTCAAGGTGCTTTTGTGCGGACCTATCGTAGGTCGCCGCATAGGCCACATCCATTAGAGCGGCACGTCTACGACTTCCCATTACTCTTTCATAAATTGGTGTTGGATAGGCTTCTGGAGCACTAGGTTGTGCTACAACGTCAACAGTTACAATTTCAAAATCCGACACGTTACCTGATTCAGTAACATTGCCGGATCCACGACTGCTGACACCTAATTTTACACCGCTTTCAAGCAATGTTTTGATAATGTTTCCCATAGGGGTAGGGATAAGTTTTAACTTACCATAACCGTTTGGACCATCCATCCACATCTCTGTAACCATATGACTTACGCGGTCAATGTTTACTTGTAGATCGTCTGGGTGATCTGCTTCTCCTAATACAGAGAAACCACTATCTAATCGTTTACGAATGCTCTCTACAGCATTTGCGATTTCGTTAACAGGGTATACACGTTGATTGTGATTACGTACACCGCCCTGAATGAAAACGCCTTTCATGTAGAGATCCTTACCGCCACTGGCAGAGTCTTTGGTTTCAACAACCATACCTGCTTGATCGAATGTTAAATTTTCTCTTAGTGGCTGTAGGTTCATCATGGTTTAACCTCGAGGTAATACGTTTGCGCTAGAGCCGCCTTCACGACCAGGTGCTGTACCTGGCTTGGCTACTTTACTAACTGCTGGCTTTGTTGTACCGCCCATGTCTTGAGACTTAGGAGCTTTGCCAGGGGCTGTGCCGCTAGCTGTACCTTCGCCGCTTGTGCTACCACCAAATTGTGTAGCTGGACGAGCCATCATTGGATTACGTTTTGCAACTGGGCTTGTTGTATTTGTAGCACCTGTAACGCTATTTGCGCCAGATCCTGCACCAGCTGGGTTACCTTCTGTGTTAGCATCTAAAGAAACTTTTTGTAGTTCTAATGCTTCACCGATTTTTGTTTCTTCGTCTTCAGGTGGCATTTCGCCCATTTCGGCGTCCATTTCACCTTCTTCACCTGGGGCTTCGACTTCTTCGCCGCCAACCATTTCTTCAAATTCTGCTTTTAGTTTTGCTAGGGCAGACTCAACGTCCATCATAGCATCTGCTACATCAGCGGCATCTGCATCAACTGGAGCGGCTTCTTCGCCACCCATTTCGGCATCTAGGTCGTCTGTAGCTTCTTCTTCGCCACCCATTTCTGGGGCAAATTCTTCATCACCTTCTTCTGTTAAATCGGATTCAACTTCATCAACAGCGTCGACGGCTTGTTCAGCTTCGTCTTCGAAGGCAATATCGTCGGCCATAATGTCTTCATAGACTTGACGGCCAACGCTAACATAGTAATCATGTAACAAAGCGGCGGCTTTGCCTTCTTCTTTATTTAGAAGATGGTCCAACGCTTGTTCTAGTACTGTTTTCGTCATTTATATTTCTCCTTGCGCTAAGGGGCGCACGTAGGAACGTGCTTTACCAATAACTACTTACAGATGGCGCAGTTAAAAGGCGGAGAAATGGCAGAAAAAACGTAGTTTTTACTACGTTAGTAGAGATGATAAGTTATGCCGCTGGCGGTCGGGCATACATTTGTTTAACTAACTTTAATCGTTGTTTTGATTCGTAGTCTCGCAAATCTTTCATTTTTCGAAGTTTATTAACGTGTTCAAGACTTAAACGCTTTCTGCGTAGGTCCCCGAAAAAAGCCACATCGGGGTCTACTTCGTTTTCAATTTCATCGTTGATAAGTGTTAAATCGTTGAATCGCATAATGCTATTTACCGTTATCCTAGATTAAGCGGCTGGTGCGGCTCCGCCCGGTGGGGGAGGTGTACCAGCTCCGCCCGATGCGCCAGCGGCTGGTGCTCCTTCGGCTCCTGCTTCTCCTTCAGCTGGACCTAAATCTAGCCCACCACTTAGATCTAAATCAGCATCACTTGGGCCTTTTAAGCCTGTTGCGCCAAAGTCCACAGCTTCTTCATCACCTTGTTGATCAGCGTCAGCATTTTCTTCGCGCCATAGGCGTTCGTTTTCTAGGATTTCATCGTCAGTTAGGCCCATAAACTTCTTCAACTTGAAACGATGTGCCATATACGGCACTTCTGCTAGCTGTGTGAATACTGCGGCACGAGCATTATTCACTTCAATTTCGCGATAACTGCTGAAATTCTGTGGCTCTAGCATGTCCAAATCAAAGCTAGAACTGTCAATATTCACGCCTCTATGCTTTAAGAATGTCTTAAATTCCTTGTCAAGATACGGGGCAACTAGCCCCTGTAGGCGTCTGCAATAGCGATTAAAGCGGAATTCTTGAATAAGAGCTGTACCCATACGTCCATCAGTAAATTGTACCGCTGTGTCATCTGGGCCTGTTGGCAAATAGCTACTTGGAATACGTAAACCACGGAATAGCTTGTTAGTAAAGAACTTTAAGTCGTCAATCTCACCTAAGTTCTGACCACCTGGCAATACTTCAACTTTGGAACCACGACCGTCTGCTGTTTGGGCAAAGAAGAAGTCTTCCATAATAGATAGTGGGTTATAGCTAGCATCCATAACACTAGCACCGCCACTACGTGTAGGAATACGTCTTTGGTGAATTTCGTTTTTAACTCGTTCAACGAATGCCATAGCCTGGTGGCTTGGCAAGTTACCCGTGTCAATATAGAATACACGGCGTTCTGGCGCACGTTGTACACGATAGATAATAATAGCATCTTCAAGCATTTCTTTTTGCTTGTAAATCTTGAATACGCTATCTAGAATACTTTGACCAAATGGCCAGGCTGCGTCTAAACCTTCGTTTAAGCTGATGTGCAGTACGTGTTCGCTATCAATTGCAATCTCACCTTCTCTGCCTTGATTAGGCTTTGCATAACCACTTGGAATAGAATAAGGGCCAGCGGCCGCAGTAACGTTGCTATTTGCTAATGTGTTTACGTTATCAATTGGCTTTGTTGCAACTTTTGCACCTAAATTAGGGTGTACGTTTGTAATAACATACTGCTCAACTGCACGGCCTTCGGCTTCGTTAATAACCGCACGTTTTACGTCAATTGAATTGACATAGTATAATTCAAATGTTTCTGGGTCACGTAAGAAAAAGTGGTCTCCGTATTTGATAGCATTACGGAAAGTACGGAAGATACGTTGATCCATTTTGTTAATAGCACACCACTTTTTAAGTGTCTCTGTAACAATTTTACTTTCGCTTTCTGTTGGATCATCTTTCCACTTTACAACAAATGGTAAATTGGTTTCTTCGTCGGCTTGTGTGCAAAATTCTGCAATAGTGTCAAGAGCGGCATTGACTTCGCTGTCCATGTCCATATTGTCATATTGAACATAGCGTTCAACGCGGTTTGGTTGGCCAGTATATACGTCCTGTAGCCAACTTGCAAATTTTGAAGTTGCGGCTCCAGGTCCGCCTCTAGGACCAGAATCTGTTTTTTCGCCTTGCGGGTCCCAGATTTTAAAATGTTTTCTCCAGCTCATGTTATTACTTACCTTGTTTTATTAGCCTAGCCTTACCGGTGCGTCAATGCCAGAACTCTTTGTGTTGGATCTAATTGCTGATAGATCGTTGTTCATACCAGATAGGTATGTTAGTACTTGCTGTATAACTTCTGGCGAAATTGCTTGTTCACCTTTACCAGGTCCGCCTTCACCGCTTATGTTAATTTCACCGCCTGGGTTTACTTCACCAAGATTTGGAAGCTTAATATCTCCTGCTTCGGCAATTTGTGCAATAGCAGTACCAATCTTGGTTAAGTTTTCAGCAGTTAGCCTCATTTCATCACTTGAACCAGCTTGGGCAAATTCTAGTAGCTTGTCTTTGAAATTTCCAAGAGCATTATTATCAAGCTTAACAATATTTTCTGATATTGACAGTACGCCTTCGCCAAACGACTTAATGCCTTGTCCAAGTTTACTAATTGCATCTGCATAAGGAACAAATTGCATTATCCTGTCTAGTGGACTCTTTGCTCCAAATAAGCTCATAATGCCTGTGACAACGCTACCAGCAGTACCAGCAATCATGCCAGCAGTAAACAGAATCATGCCTGCGCCAATTGCACCCAATCCTGCGCCAACAGCTATCAAGTTTGCCCCACTAACATTGCCAATGCTTACAATAGCGTCCGAGAACATTTGTGCGGCTTTGGCTGCTACCATTGCACCCAATCCAAATACTGCTAGCGATGCACCTAATGCGGCAATAGCAACTGCACCCAAA